ACCAGGCTGAAGTTGTTTCGCAATACCTGCCCGAACAGATTGATCAATAGTCTGCTTGTAAGCGCGAGAAACAGCATCGTTATTTGCAGAAGTCTGCTGCTGTGAATTTTGGTTTTGAACAACTACGGACGTTTGAATACTTACCGGCCGATGATGACTGAAACCCATACATCGGAGCGTGGCCAACATAACCGCCATTTGCATAACCCTGTGCGCTTCGCATAAGTGAATAGAGGTTTCCAACCCCCAGCGCACTTGTTGCTCTTTTGGTGAAGACGAATTCGCCACCATGCACCACGCCTTTTGGCTGATACTTTCCTCCATCCCTGTGTAGCCGCCAGTATCGAATTCCGGAACTGCGCCGCCACTAGAAAATCCGAAAATGAACCAAATGATGTCCCCCCAAACGCAGACTTCATTCCGTTAACCAGCACCAACTGTGTCAGCATCTGGGCTGTTCCTTTCAAAAAGGTTGTCAGGAAATCTGAGAAGTTAGCTTTTCCAGTGGTAAAAAAGTCTGTAAGAGTGCTGGCCATACCGGTGAATGCATTGCTGGTAATTGTCTGCACTTGTGAGTAAACATTGGTTGCGGAGTCCTCAAATTCAGCCCAGCCCTTTTTCGCGCCCGGTCAACCAGTCGCCACGCAACCTGTCCTCTGCGGCATAGTAATTATTCGCCGCTTTGAGCTGCTTCTGATAACCAACGTCCTCCAGAGAACCGCCGGCGTTCACCCAACCTGCGGCAAGACTTTTCGCGAGTTCACGCTGAGCTAACCGATCGCTCATTCCAGCTCCACCGACCAAAGCAGCCTGCTTCTCTGTCATCTGCGTGACGTATTTCTGCGAGGTATCCATTCGCTTGTTCAGCTGTTCCTGTTCGGTAATCTGATCACCTAACAGGGCTTTCTGCCGTGCCAACTGAAGCACCTGGTCTTTACTCGCCAGCAGGGATCGTTCCTGCTTTGTCAGGGAACGTGAACGCGAGGCTTCTTCCAGCACCTGAAATTTCGCCTCAGTGGTCCACAGATCTTTGCGCTGCTGGCTGATAGTGTCGTTCAGCCCTTTATGCTGTTGAAGAGCAAACTGCGCCTGAAGCGCCAGCAATTCGGTCTGAGCAGCGTCAGTACTGCGGTCGCCAGCAGATACAGTGCCCTGCTTTCCTGTTTTCGTTTTTTGCCAAACGAAGCGACTGCTTCCGATCCTTCTGAGTGGTCGCGGCGCTTATCTTGCGGGATGTATCGAGGTACTTGCCTGCGCTAATGTCAGCCGCGTCCCAGTCCTTTTTCAGCTGAGACACGCTGTTACCATAAGCGCCGGCCATTTGTTCGTTATAGTCCTGCCATCCCTGCAAAGTATCAGTTTTCGCCCAGTCAGGAACGAGATTAATCGCAGCCGCGATAGAAGAAGAAATAATCTGGTTCAGCTTCTGGAAAACTATCGCGACGCTGTAATAAATTGCGTTAAATTCCTTTAGCGTGTTTGATGCCAGTTCAGCTACCCACTGACCGATTCTCTGCATAGCCTCAGATGCCCATCCCTTGATATCAAGCCACAGGCGGCCAAATGGTGTCAGCGAGTCGTAAGCCTGCTCTCCGCGCTCTGCCATCGTGTCGGCAAACAAATCCATAGCTTGAGTAACGGCAGCGGTCTGGTCTTTCTGCTTAACTAACTCGTCAATGTGCTTAAGCTGTGAAACGGTGAGAAAGTTGAATTGCTCATTAAGGTTCTGAAGAGCCTTAACCGGATCCTTTTCAATATCCTTATAAGCCTTGGTAATGTCCTGAGTCGAAACAATGCCAGTTTCAACTGCCAGCGCCGTCGCTTTGGTAGCTTTCTCAAGCTGTTGCTGAGACATTGAGCCGATACCAACTAACTCTGTCATCAGACTCTGGACAGTGCCCACCGTAGCCCCGGTTGAAGCAGAGATTGACTGGGAGGATGCCATAATCTGTAGCGCTGACGTACCGGCAATGTTTCCGGTGCGGATGATAGCTTTATTGATTTCGTCATAGGCAGTGAAGTAATCAGATCCTGCCTTCGCGGCAAGGAGAACTGCACCGGCCAGACCACCAATCGCTACACGCGCCGGGGTGACCATGGATAACATCGCTTTTAGCGCGTTCCCCACCCCACCAAAGGAATCACGCAGCTGCCCCCCCTGCTGGATAGCAACCATATAAACCGGCATACCGGAGGCCAGTGAGGTCACAATATCCGTCATTTGCATTGGCAGGTAACGCATGGCATTACGGTACTGCCCCGCACTGATAGCTCCAGATTTCCAGGACTCTTCCTGCTCTTTTAGTCGGGCAATCATTGGCGCAGCGCGGTCCGACACGCCAAGCTGGGCCGCCTTCAGTTCGAGTAACTCTGCACGGGTTTTTCCGATAGCTGCAACCTGGTCCTCAAGTGAGTCGATAAAAGTTTTGCCTGCGGCAGTTGCCCGTTGCGCTGCCTGTGCCTGCTCAATGCGAGCTCGGCCCTCTGCTGTTTCAGATTCCATGACCTGCGCCAGTTTCGCGCGGGTCGTCTCAAGCACGCTGTTGTAACGAGTAAAATCCTCGTCACCCACCAGACCTTTGCTCCGGAATTTAGACAGGCTTTCCTGAATGGTATCCAGCTCGTCCAGCGCCTTGTTAACAGGGCTGATTTTATTCAGCAGGTTTTGCAGTTCCTGCCGTTGCTGTTTCAGGCTTTCGCTGTTTTTTTTCTGGTTGTCGATCCCGGTGCGGAACGTACTGTTCAGGTCATCCGCTTTACCTGCTGCGGCGGACGCAGTCTCCTGAAAGCGATCCAGTGCCTGGTTACCACGCTCCAGCTCAGTGGTATTTACACGCAGGGAAATCGTGGCGATGTCGTTACTCATTCCGCCCTCTCTTTATGCATAACTTTTAGTGCGGCGCACTCCATGATTCGGATGTCCGAAAGCGCGGTTGCCTCGTCGTCGACGTTGTGCAGGCGCATCACCCAGGGCAGCACGTTGTAATCAAGACCTGATGCGCCTCCCATGCCCGTGCGCCACTGCGTGCTGACAGCCTGAAACACCAGGAATGAAGGCCATACATCTGGCCAGACGTCGATGTATTGATCGTCATAGTCATCCGGCGTAAGCCCATAGGGTGCCAGGTCTGCCGCTGTGGGTTCAGGCGTATAGAATGCAGAGGCAACCGCTATCAGTTTTTTTCGCGCTGCCCATCAACTCTCGGTAGTAGGTTTCCGGGATTGCCTTCATTGCCGCCGGATAGTTTTCCAGCAGCACCGACAGGTTTTCCGCGTTGAATGCATCGGGAAGTGCCCAGCCAGCAATGATTTCCATCAGAAAATCAGTGGCGGTTTTGCCTTCCATTTTCTCCAGATCCGCCAGTTCTTTGAGTGGCTTGTGATTGAATGTGAATGTCAGCACGCCATCCTCATCGCCAGCGCGCGGGATCGAGACGTTGGCCTTAAAAGTTGGTTTGGGCTGAAGGGTGAATTTAGTCGCCATCGTTGCCTCTTAGTGAAAGAAAGCCTCCATGGAGGAGGCTTAGACTATCGTTATGCCTGGCTTATGCCGCGGCGCCTGTGATTTTGTAGAACGTCATTGCTGGCGATTGCAGGTTCAGCACGACGCTTACCGTTTCGACTTCGTTCACCGCCGTGGTCGGCGTGTCGTCAAAAGATGCCGTGGCCGCCCAGTAACGATTCTCCTTCGCCTTCGGAACGTACATATAAGCCGCCACAGTCTCTTCGTCTTCATCCAGCTGGCGCAGCAACGGATATACCGGGAGACTTGAATCGTGAGCGATCGAGTAAGTCTGAGAGACGGCAGATTTATAGGTATTCAGGTTGCGCTGACGGTCATCGCTGAGGAACTGAATCTGCGTGGTGTTCTGATCACCACCGGATTTCGATACCTCAGTGATTTGTGGCAGTTCGGTCCATTCTTCAATTTTGCGAATAGAGCCGGAACCGCCGCCAGCCGCGTATTTGTTTTTGTTGGTGGTATTGATGTTGCGAAGAGTGACAGCATTCTCCGCAATCGCGTCGATTTTCGCGATAACGTTATCAATACCCGACCAGTTGCAGTTCACGTGAACGATATCACCGACCGCGATATCGTCCGCGGAGCTGACGGTGATCACCGCGTGCTCAGCATTCGTCGCGCCGGTGAAAGTAATGGCTGGGCCGTAGCCCGAGGCCAGATAAACATGAGCGCCGTTAGGCAGTGCGAAGCCCATAATGGTTACTCCTGTGAAATTAGAAAACCGGCACAATGGCCGATGATTTTGACGGGGTCAGTTAATGATGTCGGCCCGGTAGTTCAGGCTGATGGGAATGGTGTAGGAAACAGCTGTCGGGATACCGCGAAAAATTGCTGGCGTGCTGGTGATCCAGCAGGTGAAGTCACTTCCTGCAATTTCCTGCCCCTCAGGGAACAATTCCACTAATCTGCCCGCCAGAGAAACGACTGAGGTACGGCCTAAGCCGGCTGGCGCCACGACATTGATCTGGTACACGCCTGAATAAGTCCGGCAGCGCAATCCGAGATCGATTGTCCGCGGCGTAACGGGCATATCGTGTACGGCCAGGTATATGTCGTTAGCAGGAGGTGTAAACGGCACGTTCTCCCATGCAACTGAAATGCCCTCGGCATCGGCCCAGGTACCCAGTCTGGCGGCCAGTGCAGATGCAATATCAGGAATCACCAGGACACCTCCTTGATAGCTTCCTCAAAGAAGCGTTGAAACTCAGCAGCGGTTATACGGACCATTCCGCCCGGTGCCTGTGTGGAATGCCCCATTTCAAGCGGGTATGCATACGGGACGTTGTTGCAGAAATAAATGGCCTTCATCCCGACTTTGAACAGTGACAGCGTGTAGTTCCCGGCTGCTTTTGTCAGGTCGCCGGTCTTGTCTATTCGTCCCGTTTCATCAGTTGTCGGAGCATCAAACGATACCTGCCAGTTACCGCGAAAGCGTCCGCCCGTATACCCCGGCGGTGCTTTGATATCCATCCCATCCACCACCCGGGCTTTTTTCTTCAGTCGCCCGGTTTTGGTCAGGTTGTCGGGATTTGCCCGCTGCGCCTCGTTATGGTCGTAAACAGCGCGATTATAGGAAACGGCTGTCTGGTTAACTTCCCACAACTCCGGGTTGCCCACTGGGGACATCACCACCAGCTGGTTAAGAATTTTGATTCCGACGGCGCGCACCACTGCTTCCTGATTCGTTTTCGCCTTATTGACGAATGCTGTGATTTCAGCGAGGAATGCCGTGTTCTCTCCCATGCTATGCCCTCAACTGCGCTTTGTAGCAGAGTACCAGCGAGGCAGGTTTTGCCGGGTTGGGTTTGATAACCCGGTGGGCTGTGCCATCAATATCGACTACGTCGCCGATTTTAATTTCCTGCTCCGCCGTAAAAACGATCTGCACGTCGCCGTTAACGATGACCGTTCCATCTATTTCGCCGGGTGCGTATTCCGTTTTAACGCCGATCGCAGTGAACTGAACATCATCCGTTTTATGCTCGACTCCACCGATAACCGTTACTGAACCCTTGCGGGTGACGTTGTATAACGCTCCGTTCTGCCTGAGCATGCGCGTTGTTCTGGCCTGCATACGTAGGTAATCAATCGCCATATCAGACCCTCTCTGCAAATGCATTGATGGCGAAACCTCGACCACCAGCAAGGTCGCCTAACAGCGCCATGACAGCAGGATAGGACGGCGTGAAAACTTCACCATCTGCGACCGCATAGGTCATGGTGACAGCACCTTCCACACGTTCAGTTTTCACAGCGGCTTCGCGCACGCTGGAGAGTAAATCTCCGTCGATTGCCTCTACCGCCAGCATGCACTGCGCGGTTAAAACCTGCCGTGGAACTTCATCCGGCGGGAAATCATGTTCATCCAGAACGACATTCACGCGTGGCCATGCCAGAGCCTGTCTCGGGTCAGCTTTTGAGCCTACCCAGTCCAGCCCCTCCAGGTAATCCATTGCCTTAATCAGCAAAGGTGTGAGCTTGCCAGGCAGTTCAATGCCGCGTATTTCCGCAAATGAGGCAAGATCCTCTTCACTGACGTAGCTGTTGGCATCAGGAGAGGTGATATCGGTATTGATCATCGAATCATCCTGTTTATGGGGCTTTCGCCCCATTCGTTATTCTCCGGCAGGCGCAGTGAAGGTGATCTCATCAGTGGTTTTCGCCACTCCTTCAACCGTGCTGGTTACCGTGAAGGTGCCAGCAACGTCTGATGTGAGTTTCACCGTTGCACCACCAGCAGAGCCGGTTTGAGAACTGGCCGTGCTAAGCGTGCCGCCTGTGGAAGTCCACGCGACGGTTTTACCGGATACACCGGAGCCATTCAGCGTGTACTTAAGAGAAACAGTTACCGCGTCTGTGCTGTCAGCAGTTGCGGAGGTTTTATCCGCTGACAGAGTTACTCCCCCACCGCGGATTCCAGTTTGATGAGAACGCCCGCAGTGGATTTGTTACTGGTGAAGTGTTTCTTCCAGTTGCCCGCGGTACCGATGGCGGTCAGGTCAGGATTATCACCTTTGGCGGTATCCCAGCTGTAGCCCAGCAGTTCAACGTTCACGGTACCTTCAGCGCGATAGCCAATCGCAAGGTTTTCCTGATCGTTGATATCGTAGGAACGGAAGCCTGGTGCCTGAGACTCGGTAACAGTCACTGCGCCGGCCACCAGCCCAAGGATCGCATCAGCGTCCATGGTGTCGGTTACCAGCACAGGTTTACCCAGCGTGCCAGGCTGCCCGCCGTAAACCACCACGCCAGCTTCTTCGTAGATTTTGTTGGCAATCGCCTCATCAACAATGTCGAAGTAGGTCGCAGAGTGCATCACGAACAGAGCCACGCGGTTAAACTTGTCGCCGTATTTACGCAGGCCACGCGTCAGGGTCTTTTTACCGTCGGTCGCAATGTCGGCGGTTACGACCATGTCGGTGTTAGCACCAATCGCCGCAGTCAGTGCTTTCAGACCATATTTCACGTAGCCTTCCAGCGTGGCATCTGCCACATCAACGCCGATCACTTCGGAGAATTCGTCGACAGAGCGGCCGCGGCGTTTGAATGCCTCTTCGGTGGTTTCATACGGGCCATATTTCCACGGTGCTTTGACGGATACGGATTCACCGGCGCCAATCTTCTTGCCGGTCACTTTATCGGTGGAGTTCGTGTCACGCGATTCGATAGAACCGCCCACTTTGTAGAAGGCTCGCTTGCGGAAATCACCTTCAATCAGTTCGTTATCCAGCAAAATCGCACCGTTGGAGGAAGCGTTGAACACTTCCAGGTTGTCCTGGCGACGCTCAAGAAACGCGGTCTGCGCCAGATCGTCATAAATAACCAGGTCGGAATTAACAGTCGTTGCCATGGTTTGAATCCCTTATTTCGGAAGTTTGAGGAAGGCCTGCTGGCCGTGTTTGCGGATGTAGTCCGCTTTGTCGCTGGCGCTCATTTCGGAACGTTTCAGGCTTCCACCACCGTTTGGCTTGTGTACACCCGCGCCCGTGCCTTCTGCGCGCGGGAACAGATGTGGAGCCGTCTCCTTGAGAGACTCCGCCCATTCAAGCGGGCTTAGTGGGGTTTTGCCGTCTTTGCCGAACAGAACATCGCCATTTGCATCAACTGCTACGGCCTCGCCTTCGTCGTTGAGCTGGAATGTGCCTTTGGCACGCAGAATAAGATCGTCAGAAGCTTCAGGCAGCGCGCCCGCTTTGGAGGCTGCTGCACGGATTGCATCCCGAGAACCCGATCCCGGAATTTGTTGGAGAACGCTTCAGCTTTTTCCGCGCGTTCGTTTGCCGCTTTGATCTGCTTATCAACGTCAGCACGCAGGCGCTCGGTACGCTTATCCAGCACCTCGTCAATTTTTCCGGCGGCGATAAGCTTCGCCTCTTCATCGTCAGAAAAACGCTGGAGAATGCCGCGTACAGCGTCTGGGTCGATACCGTCAAAACGTGACAGGTTTTCTTTTTGCTGCTTGATGGTGCCCAGCAACTCAGAGTTTTTTGATTTCAGGCCTGTAACTTCACTGGTCACACGCTCATCAATCAGCTTCTGGATTTCGGGGGTGATTTCGATACCGCCACCACCACTGCCCTCACCGCCGCTTTCAGGTGCGTAATATTTCAGAAGCATGTTTCGAATTAACATAATTTCCCCTCGGGATTTTGTCGGGCCTCGCCCATAAAAAAGCCCCGGCGGATGCCAGGGCGTGTAGAAAGTGATAGTTGCCAGGTTCAAGGACCTGATAGCTGCTTAAGACGTTCCAGGCTGATCCACTCGCCTTTGTCAGTGAACATATCAGCCAGGTCGATTTCACCCGCGCGGAACAGACGGCCACGCTCGGCACCCAGAACCTGATCCTGCCTTTGAGCTGGCTGACGCGCGAGCCATTCAAGATACGTGGTTTTAGCAGGTACCTGCCCATCCATGCTGGCACGAGTGCCCTCGTCCATCTCATCAATATCAATGCCGAGTTCGCGCCAGGACTTGATAATCAGAGTTTCAGTAGAACGGCAACAGAAATGAATTTTCCCGGGCCCTTGCAGGTAAGGTACTTTGTGCCCGATCGGTTTATTATCCAGGGTGTAGCGCAGCAGGTCGCGAATGATGCAGTCGTGACTGGTTTTATTGTCCAGCGTAGACAGCCACTGCTTACCATTCACGATGTCGCTGTTGGCGCTGGTGAAGCTGTTGCGGGCGGTAGCAGCCAGATGATTCACGGCTGTTTTAGCGATGCTTGCGGCATTTGCCCTGCTCATCTGGAGCGCGCCGTCGCGATAGTCTTTATTGGCATGACCGCGCACGCTTCGGGCGATGGTTTCAACCGTGTCGCCAGCAAGATAGCCACGGCGTACAGCGTTTACGATCCGCGCCAGCCTGTCCGATTCCAGATTCTCCGTCCACTCACTCAGCAGGCGCCCCTGAAATGGCTGAGCCATCGCCGCGGCATAAACCATATCAGCGGTGATTCCCTGTAGCGGGTAGCGTGCCAGCACCTGTGAGGGAAGAAGGGAATCGAACAGGCTCAGCTGATAACTGACCTCATTCCTGGAAAGCGCAAGCAGTTCCCCTTCTAGCCCGGACTGCATCGAAGCGACAGCCTGATGGTTAAGTTCGCGTACGCTGCCGAGCAAGCTTTCCAGACGTGTAACCGTGAAGCTATCAGCCGGGAGCCGATCCAGTGCATCCAGCAGGCGGGCAGACAGTTCTGCGTCTGTCTCGTTGAGCAGCTTCACCATTCGGTTAGCCACGCCCGTCGCATAGCGGCTAATCCAGACGGAATGGGTAATGGCCTCATCCCGCAAACTTTCGTTGACTGTTGCCATATCAGCCCCCGGTCAATGAGGGCGCCTGATTGCGGAGCGCATCAATCACATCATCCGGGCTGTCTGCCGGGTTGATGAGGTCGAGTTTCTGAAGCGCCCGAATCATGTCAGTATCGCGCAGTGCGCCGGACTGCCATGCATTAACAATCGCGGTAACCATCCCGGATTCGGCAACCTTCGCGATAAATTCCTGGTTGATGGTGTAGCTCGTCGATTCGTCCTTAATTCCGAGGTACTTCGCACACCAGCCCAGCGCCAGCGTGTAAGCCTCGGAAACGTTTGAAACGCAGATACCCAGCACTGATGTTGATGCGCTCTGTTCACCGCTTGCCTGCGTTGCAGTCTTCGCCGTGGCGTTCTGCTCAATTAACCTGGCGCCCAACTGCACCATGTAATCGCGTTTGCTGTCCATGGCCTCTTTAGCCAGCATGTTCGGCTGCGCCTGGGCATAGCCAAACGAGCCATCTTTGGGAAGCATTAGCGGTGAACGGGAACCAATTTTTACTCCGGTCTTCTCAAGGTGATCTCGCCAGTTGGTATCAAGCCCAGTCATATACGGCTGCACCTGACCACAGAACCACACGCTGTCCTCATAGTCAGCGCTGTTTCGATAATGGCCATGGTTTATCTCCACCAGCGCGGCCAGCGGTGAATCATCGATAGTGGGATCGTTGTTCTGAGCACCGACAAAGGTGAACGGGATTTCGTCCCAGTAGTCCTTCCCTTTCGGCTTAGGGTGGTATTCACTGTCAACGCTGTAGGTTCCGCTTGCGGTGCCACCTGCCCGGCGCCATACACGGCAGATAAACTTCCCTTCTTCCAGCGCCAGCTCGCGGTACTGAATTTCGTCCTTGTAAGCGTAACCATCCGGCTCTTCTACGCATTCGCGCAGGACCACCAGTACCAGCTGATCGCGTCCGTTAATTCGCTTTGTTCGCCAGTTGATGATGTTCTCTGCCGGATAGCGGAGAATGATCGCTTCGTCTGATGCCTCTGCATAGTCAACGTAAAGCCCATCACGCGCCACCTCCAGCACGTTCTCAACCACCAGCTGCGACTGCTGATAAATGCTGGTACCCGCCCCGTCAGCATTATCCAGCAGGTATTTCAGCTTCTCCGGGCCGTTAAACGTTGGGTCTTTGCGATACGCCATGCCAAGCATGCCGATCTTCGTATTGCCGGCAATGGCGTAAAATACAGCGCGGCGCAGATAGTCCTCGTTGCGCTTACGGTTGCGCGTGGATTTATCGGTTGGATCGAGATAAGGCAAGTACTTATTGCCCGCCGCTTTTACGGCCTCAGCGCCTTTGCAAAAGTCTCTGTATTTCCGCCAGGCAGCAGAAGCCGCCCGGTGTTCTGGTCGAACCCAGGTGATGTCGTCGTTTGCCATATCAGAAAGTGGTGTCCATGGTGATTGAGTATGCCGGTTTCACGATGGGGTAATCCTTCACAATGAAGTACCCACCAGCATCATTGGGGTGATCGTTATCCGCTGATTTATCCGGTTCGCCATTAGCCGCCCAGATTTGCTGCTCGAGGCTCTCGGTGTAGACCGGGCAATTCTGGACGTTGACCAGATAGCGGCGCTCACCGTTGGCGTTGCAGAACATGGCGTTCATTGAGTTAATGCGGTCTTTAACCGGCGGGTTGGCATCATCAACGATGACACTGAAGCCGGCATCGTTAAGCTGGGCAATATCCGTCTTGCTGGCGTTCTGCGATTTGCGGGAGTCGCCTGACGCATCCGGGTAGATGTAAATCTCCCGGCTCTTCACATAACGCCCATCCTCATATCGCCAGAACTCTTCCTGGATACGCTTAATCATCGCCGGCGTGTCGTAGACTTTCACCAGTTCGCGAACCGCGCGCGGTAGCCCGTTACGCTTTACGTGAACAATCGCGGCCATTTTCCCTACGTTGAAGTCCATACCGATAAACAACGGATCCCCATCCTGAATCTCGTCAGAACAGTTGTTCAGTTTACGGTTAAAGGTGTGGTAAATGGTCCCACTGTTGAGGTTGGTGAACTTCCCGCGCAGGTATGCCTGAATCAGTTCATCAGGATAAGAACTCAGCAGCGAGGAAATGTAATCCGGGGGCAGGTTCTTCGCGTTGTCGAACGTGCTGGCCTGAATCAGCCCATACAGAGCAGAAAGCTCAGGCTTTTCGCGGACCGCCTTCACGAACTGCTGGTAGACGAACTTGAAGCCCTCCGGCGTAGTCGTTACATCGATGCCGTTACGCAACCCGTCGACTTTGTAACGCATACGGGCGATGATTTTTCGCCAGGCCTGCTGCGCTTTGGCAGCCGCCATGACGTCCAGTTCATCCACCATCGCATTACCGATTTTGAAACCAACTATCGAGCCTGGCTTCTCCATTGAGCGGCAGATTGTGGTTCCGCGGTATCGTCGCCCCTCGTAGAAGTGAACCTCTTTGTTCCCCTCATTGATTATGACGCTCAGCCCCCAGTCAAAGGCCACTTCCTCAATCGTCGGGTAGAAGATGTCACGGATCTGCGGGTACGTCGGCGCGAAATAACCCTGGTTGATTTTAGGGTGCTCCCACATCCCCTTACAGATGCCGCCACAACCCACCCACGTCTTACCGGAACCGAACCCGGCAACGTAGGCTTTGAATTTGTGCTGCATCGCGAGGAAACGCGCCTGAGGAATGTTAAGTGTCGGGCTGATCCCCATCTTCCGCCCTCGCGTCCACTACGTTGATATTGATCTGAACTGGGGTCGGTTCGTCACCATCACCATCACCGGCCAGCTCTTTGCGGAGTTTCTCAACCTCCAGCTGCCGGCGGTCGATTTCGATCTGCTGGAGACGCTGAGCGAACTCGCTATCCGCCAGGCCAAGCCGTTTCATTACGGCTTCGAACATACGCTCACGGCTGATAGCGGTTATCTCGACGCCGTTCTTTCCGACCTTTACGCCGGAGTAAGCGAGTCGCGAGACTGGCGAGAGTTTACGCGTATCAGCGAAGTAAGGCTGGCCGATACCATCGCCGTTACAGCGTGGGCAGGCAGGGTTAGGCTCACGATTATGGTCATAGCCATAGCCACCAACATCAGCGGGCTCGCGACTTTTCCGCTCAAGCGCTTCGAGTCGTTTCTCTTCGAACTCCACCATATCGCGCCACTGGTACTGGTGACCGAATCCCCAGCAGTAACGACACGCGCCGCGGCGATACTGCGATAGCTGGTTTGCATCGAAGGTGGCAAGCTGCCACATCTGCGCGAGGACTTCATCGGCACCGCCAAGCGTGCGCGCAATGGAGGCTTTCTGTTGTTGTGCAATAGCCTGGGCAACTGAAGTTTTCTGAAGGAGTTGATAACCAATTTGTTCAGCGGATTTTTTGCTGTAACCCGCCCTGATAGCTGCTTGTGTGGCGTTACCATCCTTTAGGTATTCCGCAACAAATAAGCGTTGCTGAGCAGTAAGTCCATCATCATCCATCAGCTCATTTGCGCTTTGTTCTTTCTGCGCAATGCGCACTTTTTTCTGCGCAGGTTTTTGCGCAGAAGTTTTTTTGATATATCGACGGGCGGTAGCGTAGTTCAGTCCCTGCGCTTCACACCATTCCTTTGGTGATACGCCGGTTGCGGCATGTTCGGACAGGAACCGTTGCTGAAGCTCTCCCCAGTCCGGTTTTGCCATTATTCACTCCAATAAAAAAAGCCACCAGCGAGTGCCAGTGGCTTGAATGTGGTAATCAGAAATGGGTTCGAACCGTTGGGACAAACAATATTAAGCGCTCACCCGCTGGATTAAAGTAGCATCACGCTTCGTCTGGCCGATATGAACTCCTGTATCACTCTACTGACGTATAGAACCAAGCATGACCCATCCTACTGCTACGCGCCAGTCTCGCTGCTTTCAACCAATCAGAGCATCATAAGCCTCGATAATTTCTTTCCTGCTCACGTATCTGTCGGCTGCCACCAATATGGCTCCACTTTCGCCTTTCAGAAAAGTTGAAAAAAAAATCACCACATCCAAACACCTCACCTCATCATTAGCATACAGATAAAGAATCTTGCTCCGATAACTTCGAATTTTCAGCAACTTAGCAGGCTCATCATCAGCAAAAATCAATAGCTGTGCCATAAAATCTCCTTCTACACATAATTCCTTACAAGAGAAGATTGTTAGTCCCATGAACACTCAATCACATTGACGAATCTTTTGCCTGTGATTTACGTTACCTTTAATATCCCAAAAGTCTTTTTTAACTCATACACCTGAATTCAATTCTGAAAGAAGTGAAAATGGCAGCAAACAAATCACCAGGAGTTTAAGTTTATTTAATTAGTTATAGTGCAGAATGCTTAACCCTGTATATAGAGTTCGCTTCTTCGCACTTTTCTTTCAAGTATATGAACCGGGTGGATACTTCACTGTTTGAGCAGTTCGTCACAATGCAGTAACCCTCTACCCACGCCTTTTCATCCTTTTCGGCAAACAAACTTTCGAAAATGGCAACCCAAGTGCTGTTAGGCATGCGTTCCAGTTCAAAATACTTCATTGTCCCTCCCTCACGAAGGGTTCTGTACTCATCCAATCCTAAGATTTTCATACTGCATCTCACGGTCTTTTTAATGTTATGATTTCTAGCATCATATCCAGGCTTTTCCTACCCCAAAATCCATGGGACTCTGCATTTTATCATCATTAGCAACCAGCAGATGAGCTTTGTAATAGATGAAGAATGCGCATAAGAAAGCCATAGCTATTCATGTGACATGCCTGTCCTCAGTATTGGATTTAGGTTACCTTCTGGATAAAAACTTACCCATCAACATTAAAAATACAACGATTCCAACAGGCACTCCAACAATAGGTGTAGCGAACGCGCTTACTCCCACGGCGGCAACCATACCTCCCAAAGTACTAAACATGATGGGTATGATTAACATAATGATAGCCTGGGGTATTCCTGCCTTCCAGAGGAGTAACACCATAATGACAACAAAGAACACCATGAGAAAAGGCATTGTTTGCCCCCTTAATTAAACACACTCTCTATATAACGACCATTTGGAAAATTTATTTAGTTATCTTTCAATTAAGGCCTACTTGCAGTTCGCCTGCCACGCTTTGTTATGCGCCAGGATGTCGCGCTTCGTCTGCCTGTCCAGTACATCCCAGTCGTGCGCTGTGCAGTAGATGGGTTTAACCCAGTCGCAAGACGTATCGGCTACCTCAACCCTTACGGGTCCAGTTGTCCCGCAGCTCGCGATCAACATCGTCGTCAGACATATGGTTAACAGTCTGCTGTACATTGCTGGCCTCTTTCGTTGCTTCTACCCGGCGTTCGGCTGCTGCGACCGTTGCCGCTGCGTTATCTTTGGTGCGCTGCTGGTCGGCTTTCGCTTCAGCTTTGCTGGTGCCGCGAATATGGCCCAGGCCAAAAGCGCCTGCAATGGCGGAAATCACCAGTGCGGCCAGCCCGATTATCGTTTCGATACCCACTCTCACCTCACACCAAAACTGATTTCGCCAGATTAAACAGCGCACGGCGTTTATCCAGCCCGTTGCGGCCGCCATTGATTAACAGTGTCACGCGCTCAATGTCGCCGGAATGAAGAAGGCAACCGCGGGAGGCATAGAACCATGCGGCAGAGCGCGCGGCGTATTCATCCTTTTCAAGCAGCTCCGGATGAGTAACAAGGTCCAGTTTCAACGCCTGGCCACAACTGCGATAGTTGCTCAGGCCGGTAATCTGTTTCAGCCCACGACCGCGATATTTCCAGCCATCACCAGCGACCTGATTGCCAAGGTGTTCTTTTCCCCACTCACCACCGTATACCAGATTGGCGATCGCTTTCTGGTTTGCCGGTTGCGTTGCCGTTCTGCCAAGTGCGGCGGATTGCTGTTGAGTGATGCGGTGGCTGCCGAACGTCGGTACCAGGTTTTCAACCGCGTAATTCAGGTTCTCCACCAGTCGGGTAAATCTGGTGCTTTCATGCCCCATCTGGGCAATAAACATGGCCTGATCAAGCGGTGCGGTGATGCCGTATTCCTTCATGGCGGCGTCGATATGCGGAAACCAGCGCGCAGCTAATCCGGCGCTGATACCAGCCGCCTTCTGAAATTGTGATTGGTTCATTAGTGCCTCAGATGATCAACCAGACGTGCAACGTTGCCTTTGACGGCCACCAGCACGGAAAGGAATATGATATTGGCCGCAATGGTGGCCCATGATGAATGCGGGTAGATCCCACACAGGTACGCCAGCGGTACAGCGCTGTAAGTGACGGTAATCAGCCAGGCTAAACGCGAAATCCATGGCCGATGCCGCGAATCACCACGGCGGTAAAACATCAGAGTAATTACAACTCCGGCGCAGAGCAGCGCGTTGATAGTTGCTGTTGGGTCATTTAGTACCACCTGAACCTCCCCGGCGCGTTATCAGCGCCACCAGCGAGCCGATGTCCTGCTTGTTCAGGAACGTAAGGATTTGAACGGCTAACGCAGAAGCTATTACGGCACCAATAGCATCCAGAGGCTTCTCGGTGTACCCCGTCCAGGATGTGAGTTTTGCCCCCAACAACCCCGAACAAAGAATGCCGACGATATACGACACGAAGAAGTATGCCAGGCGACGTAACACACTCAGGTCAGCCGCTGTCGCTATGTAGAATACTGCGCCTGCAAATGCTCCAAAAACAACACCGTAATCAGTTCCGGTCAATAGACCGTAAACACTGGCTCCAGTCAAAGCTAAACCGGCCAGCCCTGTGCCGGAAAATGGATCGGACATAGGTCTCCCCTCATATAGCTGTGTATCCTCTCAGTAATGAGGGGAATAAAAAAAGCCCGCACGGGAGCGGGCAACGAATGCAGATATTTATTTTTTTCAATTTCAGAACGAAGATTATCGGCAGTATTGGGAAAGACTTTAGACAATAAAAACCCGGCGCGGTGGCCGGGCAGAAAGTTTATAATTCTGGCTTGATACGGCCAAAAACTTTTTCAATGCCGGCCTCATACTCCTCTTTGTTGTCGCTCATTGCTGCAACGCCAAGAAGTTTGCCGATGTGTTGTCGTAAGGCCTTGACGCCAATTTCAGAAAGGAAGAGGTGTAACTTATCTGATTGCTTTCCATTCTCATCCCTACTGGCGCGAATTTGCTCTAATATCTTCCCCTTACTCTTAGCCAGTGGGACGTAAATTTGCATATTAGTCAACTGTCCAAAGCGGATCGGCCTGCCTTTTTCCGGACGATTAAGTCCATATAACCGATACCATTCCTCATACAACTCGTCGGGAAACTCTTTCTCATATTGGCGGGCTTCCTCTCGTACAAATGCCTTAAAAGCATCGATTACCTCTTGAACTTCAGGTCGATAACCGGCCAATGCATAGGCTACGCCTTTTATACCTGATTTAGCGGAAGCATTTATTAGTTTTTGAGCTGTATCGGCAGCAGGGATTCTAGACGGTGGCAGAGCATCGGCACTTTTTGCATCTATCAGCGCCTTTCCGATATCAACGATCACATCAATATCAAACCCATGAGCGTTATTGATGTTTTTGGACTGCCCACTATATTGAAAATTAATAGGATTTTCAATTTTCGCTTTTAAACTTGGACCACCAAACTCCTTCATGTAACCAGCGCTTAGTAGTTTATCGACATCCCTTGCGAAGTTGCCGATACCTAAAAGTCGAGCAAGTCCAGCCTTAGTAACTACTGCGGTTTTCGATTCATCACTTAAGACATAACACTCAGCATCTATTCCAAATTCATCTTTGAAATTACCCATATGGGTGGCTTTGTGAATTTTATCCCTCCACCTTGCAGCAGCAGCCTTTTTGGCAATGTCAGAACGCTGCTCTTTAGTAAGAGACTTCGCCCTGGCAACCCCGCCCTTAGCTTTACCCTTTGGATCTTTCTTGTCGCCTGACATATGCAAGCACCTTTCTGTAAAACATGCTTGCATAGTCAAGAGCATATAAAAGGCCGACGGATGGTAGCCTTCAGTAAACGAATGTTGTAGTGCTTAATGGTCCACCATCGAGGATTCGAACCTTGAACCACAGAGGTAGAAGCTCCGTGCACTGACCAGTGGAAAAAAAAGACCAGCATTGGGTTGCTGGTCATGGGTCATGCAGTTGTCTCTGCGAAGCGGGTGTCTCCCCACCCAGTATTTTCAGTATCGAGAGCATTATCGAATGCCACTTTAACTATAGCATCGCGGTAAAAAATCGCTTTGCCATATTCCTATGGCTCACACTCGGAAGGTTCTGTGACCCATCGTGTAACTCATGACGCGGATATGGCAAAGGCACGCCGGATCACGACCAGAAATTTTAATTAAATAGCTTGCGAATGGTGCCGATAACCTGATCACCAAATGATGATGTGTCATCTTTAAGCGTACCAGTCAAAAATGGATAACGAGGAAAACCATTAATGCATAAAAAATTGAAGTTAGCAGGAGCATTTTTATTAGCTATTTCTTCTCTTCCTGCATACACAGCTGACAAAATTGACGGCTGGATCTTTCTGACAAATACAAACAATTTCAACTTCTATGGTAAGGAACGTTCATTGACTGAAAACAAAGGTATTCGGTCAATAATCATACAAGAAGTTCCAATTTCCAAGAACTCCAGTGCGAAAATTCTCTACTCTCATTTCACCATTCCTTCTAAAGCATGCAAAAATGAGTTTGGTGAAATAACAATGTATGAAATGAGCGGAAAAGTTGCTGGAAAATATGATTATGTTAAAGGTGGCTCAAGTGCAGCCGCTTACATAGCTGATCTTGTCTGTGGAAATTAATGAATTAGCTACAAAAACCCGCACTAAAGCGGGTTTAATTTCATTTGGTCGCAATAATCAACTGTGGAAATCATACAGGACATTTTTATGCAAAGTCAACCCTAACATGCAAAAATGCGTCGTCATTTGCTTCGATCATATTATTAAGTTGTTGCCTTCTCGAATTCGACAGCCGCTTGACATTCCCACTTGCGCAGCGTGTCCACAAGCATTTCAAAGAGTGGTTTCCAGTTACGCGACCATGATGACTGATGAAGGTCAGGGAGTCGCTTCAGAATGACGCGATATACCGTCGCCGAGGAGATAGCAGAGAAGCCAATACCAGAGCAACGTTCACACGTTTTGAAAACTGGTACGCCACGTTCCTTCGTTGCTTTACGGTCCACCACTTCACCTATGCCGCCGCAACGACAACGGGCGCTTATCGTTCCCTTGCCTTCGCAAACATCACAGACCGCCGGTACAACCTCTGTTACCTCTGTCCACAGCTCCCAGTCAGACGGACGAACGGCACGGGAGCGGCTGGCCCAGTATGGCGCTTTACCCCAAGGGTACGAAACCTTGCGGGTGACCTGCTCTTTAGTGGTCCGGCCGGTACCACAACAGCTGTGACACATCACGCTGGTAGCCGCCGAACAGGAATACTCCGCGAAAGCAAACTGCGCCAGCGTCAACATGCAGGCTCCGAGCTTATCGCCAGCGGCTTTGCGGACATTTTTAGGGGCGTTTTTAATGGCAAACTGCGCCAGCGCCTGAACTGCGAGTTGTTCATCTGTTTTGCTAATGCCGGCTTTGCCGAAGAAAGCAGCCAGGCCGAAGCGCGCACGGCTGCTGGTGGTGCCAATGGCCGCCATAACATCAGTGCCGGTGAGACGATCCGGAGAGGTTCCCTTTACATCTTCGCTGATATGCATTCCCTGAGGACTAAAATGTTTAAGTGCTGCTTCCAGTTTCATGTGCCCCTCTGCTTTGATTCAATTCTGATGTAATTACGGAAGATGCGGTAATCCACCAGCACCGATCCCCGGTAGCGGTAAATGCGAAGGCGCTGCCAGCGCGCGCGTAGTACCTCAAGCGTTTCTGGCTTCATGTGGCCTCCCGATGATAATTTGCCCGGTTTCTCCCCAGATTTTGGTAACCCGCCCGTCCCAGACATGGCTATCCTCGTCAAACACTGCATCCAGCAAAGCTTTTTCCAAGTTGTCTTTGTCCGGCTTTTGTTGATGAGGCTGGCCGACATATTGCTCCCGCTTTGCCTTGCTCCAGCTCTTTGGCATGGGGATAACGAAAGTGACGTGATATCCGGCTTCAGGCAATTTAATGCCCAGCAGCCGGACCTGCTCTTTGTATGCCCAGTAAGCAGCCGTTGCCGGGCGTTTATGCCATCGGTCTCGCTGGGTCATTCGTGGTTTGCCAATCGGCGTAATTTCGTAAATTTTCATGCGGGCACCACCAGCCCGCGGCGGGCAACTTCAATCACTGTCAGAACAATCGCGCGGTCCATAAGCTGCCGGCGCTCTTCCCTGTTCAGCTTATTTCCGTTATCAATGCTGTCATGACAGCAAACGCAGAGCGCAGCTGTCGCACAGTCATCGGTTTTTAATCCCATGCCTTTCCCTTCGTTCCGGTGTGCCACCTGCGTTCCCCATGCTCCACAAAGAACACAACGCTCGATCTGCCCAACGGCGGCAAGCCATTTTTTGCTGCGATAAATAGCCATGCTCACCCCCATATCCGGTTTTGCCACCGGCGATTTATACGCGGTGGTTTATTGCCTTCAGGCAGCCGGGCGCTGACGGTCCAGGTGATGTAATCGGAGTTCAGGCTGCGCTCTACCTTTACGCCGCGGCGCCGGTATTCCGCCATGAGTTCTTCGGCTTGCTGGGTTGTGCAATCGGTATGATGAAACCAGGTATGCTTCATCCCCATCACCCCGCGAAGCTCATGAGCTGCGCAGCGGCGTTCTCCGCCTCGCCCTGGTCTCTGAACGCTTTTGACAATATCCAACGCCAGAGGACATCGAGCGCGGCCTTGTACAGCTGCTGGAACTCAATTTCGTCCATGTTGGCGAATGAAATACTGCGTGGGTGCTTCTGAAGTGTGCCATCCGGAAGTTTGATAGCGTCGTAATGCCCGGCCTGAATAGTCACCCAGGCGCGGTATGCATCGAAAGATTTACAGAGGCTGATCCCGTTTGTTACGCGGCGGCTCGCAACCTGCTCAAGATAGTGCTCAGCGGCATCGAGCAGTGCGCCTTCGTTTCCGCCATAGGAAGCCAGGAATTTAGCGTAGCCGGTAATCAGCTTCCGCTCGTTACTCGAGATAGCCCCACCGGTTGGTTCCCAGTATTCAAAACCGAGATTAAGAAGCGCGAAAAAACGCCGGTGAAATGCCGGGTTTCGTACCCGCCTGAACTCGGCAACTAGAACATCGCCGAGCCGGATTTTGGATTGCAGGATATCGCTGGTCTCGGGCGTAGCCGGGATCAGTATTCCTGAGTGGTGTTTTATAAGTTGTAATTCTAGCGCCATGGTTCTCTCCGTGGCGCATCAGGTATAGGGTGTTCAAGCCTATGAAAGAATAATATCAGACGGTGGTGTAATTCGGTACCCAAGCCGTTTTGCAAATTGCATAAACCCGTTGAGAGTGAAGATTTCTTCCTCTTCGAGTAACGGTCTTAATGAAACTATTCCATTTACTCGATAAACCAGATATCTCCCTTCCGCCGGGAAGCTATAGATAACTGCTTTATCGGCCCTTCTGACCACGTCGTACCATTGATCATCTGCATTAAAGGCATCTGCACTACACACTATTTCCCCAGAGCGACTTATTGACGCGGTAAACAGTAATCGGGAACAGCCAGGGGAACGCAAACAGCGATACTCTTTGAAACTGCTCCAGTGAAATTCACGCGATTAATAAAACCACTCGTCCGCGCTTTCCCAGGTCTCCTGAAGTATCTGCTCGACCTCTTTCTTGTCGCCTCCAAAAACGGTCAGACCATCAGTACTGGCTCGCTTTATTGTCAGCTGGCATTCATCGAACTGTTCGCTGAGTCTTTTAAGCAGTTCTGACTCGAGCGCAGGTATAGCTCCATCAGGAAGTTTCTTCATGCGATCAATGGTTAGTTCGATTTTCATTTTTCCCTCCGCAATGAATTGCTGTATGCATGTACAGTATGCTTATAAACTTATGTAACGGATTTTGCAACGTTTTATGTGATAACAATGTATCGCACGGAGAATGTGTCCCCCCAAACAAGCAACAGGTAACTTCTAGCGTGAAGACTTGAAATTTCTGTGGTTTGAGTGTTTTAAAGCGGAAGCATGAATGAACATTTGGATATGTATCATGGCTCACAAGCAACATGTCATGACCACACTCTCCAGCCAGAACCTGCCTTGTAGATTCGCGCTTTGAGATCATCGTTCAAGTTCCCGTTGCAAATGTTCCCATCATTTGAATTAAAGATTTTTCAGCCATTGCCGATACTACTCTGGTCCTTGCTTGTGACGCGTTCAGTGTTCAGTGCTGTTTGCTTTGGCCATCCGGACTGATTACATACCGCCTCATAAAAGCCAATCCTTAATATAAAGGGAACTTATGAGATTAAAATATGCAGCACTCATACTCGCCGTTGCCATTACAGGCTGTGATGACAAAAAAGACGTGATCGGTTGTTCTTCTGAAATGACCCAGTCAGCGCTCATGGATTTATTAAAAAAATCTGCTTATGAAGGACTCTCTGAACAGGTCGACAAATATCCTGACGTCACAAATCAGACCAAACGAAGCGCCTTGGACAAGATAAAACTGGTCATCTCTGAAATCTCCACAACCTCAAGTGACACGGGTAGCACAATGAAAACGTGTGAAGGTACTGTGACGATGACCCTACCTGCGAATGAGTACGCTCAGCTTTCTGATGCTTACAGAAAAAACTTTAATCGTAATCTCGATAAGCAAATGGAAAGCCTGTCTTTAGATAACAACGCAAACAGCTTTTCAAAACGCATCTCCTACACAGCACAGGCGACCGACGATCAGAAAAACGTTTTCGTAAAAGCCTCCTCTGATAATCCGATATCTGTGGGTGCCGCTGCACTTACATCGCTTTCAATAATCAACCCGATCGTTGAACAGCAGAAGATCCAACAGGCTAAGGATGCCCAGCAGAGCCAAATTGAAGCGCAACAGCAGGCTCAACTCAGGGCGCAGCAACAGGCCCAGTATGAGGCAGAGCAGCAAATTGAGAGACAGACACAGCTGCAGGCACAAGAAAAGGCAGAACAGCAGGTCCAACAGCAAAACACTGGGAGCCTTGATCAGTCCCGAATGGCGTTTGCGAATGCCGACTCTGATTTGAATACCGCTTGGAGCACATTAACGTCGGCGAAGAAAAAGGAGTTACTTCCTTCTCAGCGTCAGTGGATCAAAACAAAGGATGCTATGTGCGGCAAAGTATCAATGCAGGGAACTGATTCAGAAGTTAAGAAAATGGTCGACTGTCAGACGCAAATGACCCTTTCAAGGACTGCTTTCATCAGAACACAATAACTGAAGCTTCTTTCAGGCTGGTGGCCAGTGCTAGGCTGGCTCCAGCGTAATGCTTAATAATTTCCGTCGTGTTCTCTAACCTTTTTTCAAGCATGACACATACACGCTAGTCAGAACCGAAGTGAAGCAAAATGATCTTAAGTCAGTTTTTTTAACTGTTCTAGCCCTTGATGGGATGTCCGCATTGTGCCAAAACCGGAAGTTAAAAACATCTGGTTCTGCTAAGCAATTGGGACTAGGTCCACCTGCATTATTGTTACTCTGGTGGGATAACTGAACAATACATAGACCCAGTGTAGTCCATTGGTTCACCATTGATTTTGTCAACTATTCGATTTTTTTCATCAACCCAGCTAGTGAACACTTCTAAGCGATCATGAATTAGAGGATGTTTATCGGCACATGCAGCAAGCAGGAATGCTATAGCCTGACCAACCTCCGTGCAGATAAGTAGTGCATAGTTCACATGCCAGCTATTCCGTCCATAAACACCGGTAAGCTGGAAGCCATGAAATCTTTCATCTACCTCACCCATGTCCGTCAAGTGATTAAAGATAGCTTTATTATTTGGATGTGCTCCGAAATCGATAGCAGCTTCATAGTTAGCCATCACATATTCAGCCATTTCAGGAGAAATGGATTTTAATTCATTTGAGGCCTTCTTCACAGAGAACATTTTGCGACACTTATGAAGTGCGCTCTCAGTTTTGTGCCTATTTAACCATATCTGTTCCATCGCTTCGTTATGAGCGATCAGGTAAGCATAACAGGCGGACTCAAGCGCGGTGCGAACGATCGGAAAGACAGCCACCAAGTGTCCAGATAGCGCCTGCCCAACTGCGCTTAGCAGCATAGAGTAGGAATTCATTGCCAAAAAACCGGTAATAGGACTCACATCAAATTCATTGTCAAAAATCTCTTTTTGAAATATCTGATCCATCTGCAGAACCATATACATTAGCTGAGGATGTTCCTGTGCGTGATCGTTAGAGTTTTCAAGTGTTGCATTGAGATAATCGAGAAGAGTCCCTGCATTCATTTTCATTCTTTGTTTTCCAAAATTTTATTTAACTGATGCTATCGCATTCATCCCAAAATATAATTAACTTAATCTCACCCAAGTGACAACTTCCGCTGCTCGCCCGTAGCGGACCATTTCATCCCTGTGCGCTCCCTTCAGCCTTCATCCGCCCATATTTAGCTTACAAAAACTCATCTGGCGTTGGCTCCTTTGGAGCCAGTTGCGCTGCCAGCGGGCACTCACGGTTTCGGCTTACCTTATCTCACACGTCTAGCCACGTCTCAATTGACATATTTTTTGTACAGAAGCCATTCTTCCCAAGCATTCTCAGGATCGATGTCAAGGTATCCCCGTTCTTTAATCATTTCTTTTGCAACATCAACTGGCACTTGTACAGCTGTAGCGGAATCACGGATTGACTCAACCTCCTGCTGAGTTAACTCTCTTCCGATTTTTCTTTCTTCACTCAAAAGAACCGCTACCAAAGCAGGAATAAAAACAATAGTCATTTTTTTATTAGTATTCGATTCTCGGCGAGCTTCGATCATATGGACGTAAAATACGTGAAACTCTTCATCCTTGCTGACAACAAGTTTGGGAGGTAATGACTTCTTTTCCTTATCCCATTGAGCAAGAACGTCCTGACACTTGTCGTATGCCTCATCAACTATCTCAATTGCGAGCCTATCAGTGTGGATATACGGGATCGTATATTTATTGAGGCATACTTCTGTTGGAGGACCATAACTAAATCCTGCTGCTAAAACTGGTACAGCAAGAATCATAATAGCCATTGCTCTCCATTTAATTCTGACACGCCTTCTCCATTACCATGTTTTACTCAAAACTATTGACGGAAAGATATATTTTTTGCTGATATTTCACGACCAACCATACTCTTGAACAATATTTATTTGGTCATTAAAAAACATTGAAGAATTATATAACTTTAATATCACAGTATTCACTTGATTAACATACTTCACACTATTAATAAATTTGAAAAATGGGGCGTCACGCCCCTATCAATTTAATACATTCATTACATTCAAAAAAACAAATAATTTTCTGAGCAAAGGCGGCACATAAACTGAAACCAAACTCACTCATAAATTTTTTTCCATTTTTTTTGATTACGTTTTTCTTCAGGAAGAGCATCAGCATTAGGGAAAATCCCCTTAACAAATGATACCAACTCTTCTTCAGAAATTATTTTTATTTCAGCATCATCATTAACTTTTTGGTGTATAACCCATCCTAGATGGCCTATTTTTTTTAAAGTCAAATTAGATATATCTCTATGAAGTGAAGCTTGCTCTGTGTAGGGAGTCATACCATCATTTTCAATCAACTCAAGTTCTAAACTATCAATTTCATTATCAGAAAGAAAAACAACTGTCATTGCAATTGGTTTATCTAGAGACATAGCCATTGCGGTAAGAAGTTTTTTATTTTGTTCAGAATAAGGATCTAAACTTTCTGTCTTCCATACCGATAAACAGTTTTCGTAAGTCTTGCAACAATTTGTAATGCCATCTACTGCCATATCCAACACATCGCCATCTTCAGGAAGTTCATCCTCCCATTTGGATGTATCAACTTTCCTAATGTAAAAGGACATAGTCTTACCCCTTTAACATATTAATAATTTTATTTTTATAGTCCTCAAGATACTGTCTACTAAAAGGCTCTAAATCCTCCAATAAACGAACTGCTTTATTATATTTCCAATTTTCAATAGTAATAAGTACTGCTTCTTTTACGGATGTGTATTTTTTAGTTACTAATGATGTAATTGCTATATTACTAGTCAACGGATAAGTTTCAGCATCGAATGAAGAGATAAGCATCATAAATTTACTCATCAGTCCAGGTTTAGTGCTTACAATAATATTTAGCGTAAGAATTTTCACTAAAACGTTATCAATGAAATCAGCGCCATACTCATCATTTAAACGTTCAATTAAATTTTGCGTTTTTGAATCAGTTCCAAATTGGATATCATCATTTAAAAAAGATGAATAAATTATTTTGGTGAGTTTATCAATTTCCCCAGTAGCAACTTTTCCGACATTGTTACTGGTTTGAGAAACAACCTCTTGCTTCCCATATGTATTCTTGAAAAAGTTTACAACCCATTCCCTTTTGGGAGAGTTATCTACGGAAATAAGCGAATCCATATCTTTCAATGATGATTCAATTTTGATAGTTGTGCTTTTATTTAGATCATTTACACTAGCACTATCTGTTAAACAGGAATCATAAAAGTTATAATAACGCATCTCAATTTCTCGCAAGATTATTAAAATCACTTAATGTTTTTTCAAATAAACTCTTTAAAAAAGAATGATCATTGATAGAAAACCTGAAGTCGAGATTTTTATCAGAAGTGTTATTATCAATTGAAAACATTATAGTATCGTGTTGAGAAACGCTTCCTTTAATTGTTACTAAAGCAACACCTCTAGTTGCTGCAACAACATGATAAATGGATTCTTCACCCAACATATCTGTATGTGCATGTCTAAAACTCCACTCAAAAGGAATAGCGCCACCTGCAAAAATTTTATTATAAACACGCTCTTCTATATTCTTTTCATAAATATAACCTTGATTACAAACCACAGACAATCTATAAGAAATGGGTTTATTTACTTTCAAAACATCATTTAGTAATGAAAGAATTACAACAACATTTTCAAAAATTTCTATGTTTGCTTCAAATCTAGCGGAATCAATCTGAATTGATATAGCTTTTTGTGTAAAAGTAACTGAATAGTTAATAGAGTTAATTTCTTTTTCTAATCTTATTATTTTATGTCTCAACCCATTTTCATTAACTTCTTCTCCGAAAGACGGCACATACCCACTAGATATAAATGGCATTAACTTAACAATTGCTTCAGGCTCTGCAGGCATGACAGAACTAGAAACAAAAAAATTGAATTGAGTTGTGCTTCCTACCAGTTCCATTTTGTGTTCCTTTTATTCGAAAATTCATAACCAATCATATCAGGCATAAGCACAATAGAACAATTGTAATGTATCAAAACGCTCATAACGTGCCTTTTACTAGCAAACCAAAAAAATATACCTTTAAATCAACCAGTTATCCGGCACTGCACTGACCTATACCTATTGTCAATTTGATGCGCATTACAGGGTTCACCATCTTTTGAGCAAAAAGTTTCTTGTAGCCTGCGCTAGGATGCAAGACGAATGAAGGATGAGTTGCAGACCATTAATCACTAAGTTCCCTGACGTCACAAGATACATCAGCAAACGACATATCTTAGTATGGTGCAATCTACATTCGTTCTAACGTCCGATGCGTTAATAGTCATTTCGCTTGATAGTGTGAAGAGGTTTTCATTCAGTATAATCATGTCCTCCCAGCAGCTTTTAAGCGATCGTGTTTGGCTTTCAAAAGCTCAGCTGGCGTTGGCCCTTTCGAAGCGACTGCCGCGGCCAACGCCCGCCGAACAGGCGGAATCGGCTTCCCGGCCAGCACCCGCTTTTCCCACATGTCCAGAATATCGCCAGCTTCCCGCTCGAGTTCTTTATGGCTCAGTTGACCATCAGTTCCGCGGCGCCGCAGTTCGAGGCAAATATGGTAAAAAGCCGGCTTCGGCCACGGATATTGCTCGCTGCTCGGGTACCGGAACACCAGCTTGCGCCACTTCCAGTATTCGGCCATAACGTCAGCGACGGTGATCCCCAGCACGCAGCGCCCTTCCCTGCACCACTTGATGAACTGTCCCGGTGAAGGCAGAAATGGACGCTCCTGGCGACGCACCATGCGCATGCCGGCTTCAACCTGTTCCAGGGTGGTGATCCCGTTTTCTTTGAAGGCCAGCACCCACTGACGGCGGATCTCGTTCACGTCTTCCTGGCTGCGATTAACCAGGCTTGCCGGAAACGCGGCCGCCAGCTGTACAAACAGGCCGTTGATAATCTGCGCCACCTGCTGCGTTTGTTCGCGTTCGGTGTACTGCTCAGGCAAGTTGTGCGCCACACGGCGAGCCTGTTCCCGGTCAAAATTGCGAATGCTCTCGGCAAGGTTTTTCATTCCAGCACCCCGTCAATCCAGTCGGTGTTATGCAGGTCGATGCTGCCCCGGTAAGGTTTTGCCGTTCCGGTTGCGCGCAGCCGTTTTGTAGTGAGCTGATCCCACTGTTTGCGAAGACTCGAAGGGCTCAGGATGTTGTCTTTCCAGAACTCATCGCGGTTGGCCCACTGGAACAGGTCACAGATTTCGTAGTGAGTACGCTTGTCCTGGACACGCATTAGCCTGATGGTGTTTGCCCATTCTGCCCAGTTTGGCTCTGATAGCGATGCGTTGACGGTGAGAAGCCTGTCGTAAATCCAGCGTGCGGCCTTGAGGTCGTCAGCGGATCCCCATGATTTACCTGCCGGGGTGTATATCCCGGCGGCAGCTTCTGGATGGAGTGAGAGAAACTTTTGAGTTTTCTGGTTTCGGGATTCGTCAGAATTCCGAGACGAGGATCTTTTAATATTGTTCTTGTTATAGTCTTGGGTGTCTACCGTTTCCGGGAAGGTTTTTCCCGTTTTCGGTAACACTTTTCCCGATTTCGGGAAGACTTTTCCCGTTTTCGGTTTGTCTAAAATCCAGGCTGAAAGGTCAGTATTTATACCGACCGTTTTCATCACACCCTGCTTCTGACTGAAGATAATTTTGCGTTCTGCGAGTGATTTGAGCGCATCAGAAACGTGGGAATCACTCAGCCCAGTAAGCTCGGCGATCACCGTGTTCGTAACGCGGTCCTGTTTCTTGTTCCAGCCGTAGGTAAGCCAGATCACCGCCTCAAAACACTGCCACTCCCGGCCTGACATTCTCAGACGAGGCTTGAGCTGTTGGATCTCGTTTGCGACCTTGGTATACCCGTTCGACAGGTCGGCCATACGACCTCCCGGTTGTTCGGTTCTGTGGGGGAAATTGATAATTTCAGCTGTGTTTGACATACTTAGCTCCGCAATTACACTCCGTTTTTGCACCTGAAAGTCGGTTCTGTTAGCGCAGACCGGCTTTCGCCTTTTCTGAAGTCTTCACATTGCCCCCAGCATGGTTGTGACCATCGCCAGTAAAGGCGCCGTTAGGTCAGGGTCGACTCTGAACATTTCGAAAATTCCCTCGCCTAACTCCTTCAGCTTTTCCTTCTTCGGTGCATCGAGCATCAGAGCTTGCTTCGCCTCACTCACCTCTTTTTCCAACCTAGCCATCCGGTAGGCAAACGAGTCGTTCTTTACGACACGGTCGCGGTACCGAAGCGGTAATACAGACATGATCGCGGGCACCAGCTGTTCGACGTTCTTTCGGTAAGATGCGGAGTCTTCTTTGTTGTCCAGCCAACGGAACAGCTTCACGTTCCAGACGTCGGCCTGGCCTGAGAAGTCCACGCCATTAAGCTGAAGTTCTTCCGCTGCTTCCTGGATTTGAAGCGCAACAGCTACGCGCCCTTCTGCCGCTGCCCACGCCCGGACTGCAGAGCAAATATCTCGATGATCAATATCCTGCGTTGCTGGTTCGCTTTGATGACACTGGAATATCAGTGAATTAGAGGAAGCTCTGCTACTCTGTTGAAATGAAACAGTTTGCATAGTTAAGGCTCCTGTTTGGGTAAACCATCAGTTGGGTTTGGATAGAGATCTGGGCGTAGTTCATGGGGAGTGACGCCAGTGACTGCATAAATTTGCAGGACGCGATCTGCAGGCACCACACCTCGATAACGATTCCGCCAATGACTGACGGTCATCGCACTTACGGTTAATAATTCAGCTAAGCGGGTAGCTGTTCCTGCTTTGGTAATGGCTTTGTCAATAGCTTTCATAGTTAGCTCCAATGGTCACGCCAAATTAAACAAAATGTTTATCAATAAGTCAACATTTTGAATATTGAGCTAATAAACTTTTGGTTTAGAATTCCTCCATGAAAGAAAAAACTCATAAGATTAACCACCCCCAAGTTCAGAGGCTTAACGAGGTCCTTGAACTTAAAAATTTGACCAAATCGGATTTGGCCCGCATTTGTGGCGTCAGTGCTCAGTCGGTCAATAACTGGTTCGTTCGTGGGACCATTGGGAAAAGCTCAGCGATAAAGCTGGCGGATGCGCTCGGGGTTAGCCTTGAGTGGATTCTTGGCCAGGAAGTTGGAGAAAAAGACGGACTTAAGCCGGACGAACAGCGCCTGCTGGAGCTCTACCGCCAGCTGCCGGAAGAAGAGCAAAAGAATATGCTTCGCATCTTCGCGATTCGCCTGAAAGAGTTGGATGAGTTGTATGAGAAGTACATGAAGGGCCGGATTCGAAATCAGGAGTAATTGGTGTCCTGCTCGGTCCAAAATGAAAAAGTGCAAGTAAAGAAACCATGGCTAGCATAGTGGCAAGCTCCAAACAACTTGGCGTTTACATGTAACCAAACTTTTTCGCAATAATTTTACACGGACTTGAAATGGAAAACATTGAAACTGGAGTGCTGCTACCCGGTGCTGAACCATTCTCAGATTGCAACATCAATCAGACTTGGAAGGGGCATGTCAAAACTGCTACAGAGACAGTAGTTGTCTATGCCAAGCTCATCGATGCAAGAGAAATATGCGTCGAAGCGTTCTGCGCTATTTTAGGGCGCCAATTAGGTATTCCGATTCCCAAGCCCTACTTAATTCTAGCTGATAGAAATTCTCTTCCTATCATTCCAGAGGGTCAGCATGCGTTAATGTTTGGTTCGGAGGATGCGGATTTTCCAAGCTTTCGCAGATATGCTAACTGCGAACAGGCTTTAATCCGGTTACAAAAATTCAAATCAACTTTAGATGTTGGTGTTTTCGATGAATGGATCGCAAATCACGACCGTAATATCGGTAATATCCTATATGATGGTGGTGACAGTTTTCTATTTATCGATCACGGTCTAGCCATTCCTAATGGCATGAACCCTCTCTCGCCAGCATCTGACAATAATATTATCAGAGCATTATTTTCAATTCAGTCAGAAATTGAAAAATTCAGAACTATGAAAACAACTCTTCAAGATATTACCCCGACTTATAATTTGTTAAAACTAGACGAAATCATGCGTCAAACGCACTCGGAAAAATACCTTGCAGAAGATGAGATCACTTATGTTCTAGACTTTTTGACCAACAGGTTGTCTGTCATTAATTCTCTGATAAGATGTAGATTAGGCATCGCTCAAATGGACATTTTCAATGGCGCTTGATCTCAGTATTTTCCCTAGCAAACCCATGTATCATGGGAAATGGTGGGCAGTATCATTTGAACCTATAGTTGGTTCAGGTGAAAGAATCAACGCGATCGTTGTAGCAAGGGGCGATGATGGAAGGCACGATGTCATTCAATCAATTCGAGATGATGTGCTTGACTCACTATATGGAATGAAATCAGACAGCATCAAAGATATGCTATCTTGGGTCAAACAATCTATTTTGATGCATATTGCTAATGATTCCGATCTAGATTCTTGGATCTCACCTGTATCAGGTTTTGAAGTAATTAAATCAGCCAGAGCACTTGATGACAATTTGCCGGGTATTTTCCGCCAAGCAATTCGACTTACCTCTAGCCTTGGGACGCTGAGTCTTGAAGCCGAACGGAGTGAAGAAGATGAGCAATCTGGTCAAAAGCAAACTGAGCAATGGGCCACAAGAATATTTGATGAATCAAGTATATTATGTCCTTCTTTAAATGGTTTTTTTGGAACTCGAGTTAGACTTTCTGGCGTTAACGTATATACTAAATTTGGTTTTTACAACGATAAATATGCATCAAACTTTGGTTTAATTGTCCCTTCTCGCCTTTCTGCATCAATAAATACTATTAAGGCCAAAGTTTACGATCTTGAATCATTAAAAAAATCGAGTATGGTGCTTAAACCTGAAACTGTCGATATTATTGTTGGGATTCCGTCCTTTGACGATCCAACCATCCCCAAAAAACTGTTGATAAAATGCGAAGCCATCAAGATGAGATGACTGAACTGGCGTCTAAAGAAGGTATTAATTTTATATCTGTTCATAACGCAAAGCAGGCAGCTGAACGTATAGCGCTTAAAGCTGCCTAATATCTTTCCTCGCCACCAAACCGTTTTTATAATCTTCCCCGTCAGCCCGACCCAATCTCTTCAATCCCGACCTTAGCGTCGGGATTTTTTTGCCTGCAACTCACAATTTCTTCTTCTAGCCACCTAGGGTTAAACATTTTGTTTATTAAAATTTACACATTTTGTTGACACCGAATTAAACATTGTGTTTAATCAAACTCATCAAGACGCACTACGAACCACCAAGGCAGGACGCACACGAAGTAGCCGCCGACGGCATACGAACAGTCGGATGAGGTGGAGAGATTAACGCGCATCAGGTGTAAACGTTCCGCGGGCCGGCGATAAGGCAAACGAGGGTGAGAATGATTGATTTCGCACGCAAACCAGGACGGCGGCAGGCCGTAAAACTTAACTTGTTCGAAGTGATCCTTCGCCGCCTGTGCTACCTGCTGGCGCAAAAGGGGAATCCAGATGTTTAACTCAACGAAGTGCGGGTACTGCGGCAAGCCGGTTGAACCGGAGGAAGTAGTCAAAAGTACCCTTCTCTATCGCAACGGCTCACAGCTGGCGCGCAAAGAAAAAGAATACTGCTCTGAACGTTGTGCTTCGTACGACCAGATGGCGCACGAGGCATAACGTAAAAGCCGCGCAAGGCGGCCCGTACGTCCGGTGCTCCCGACCAAAGTTACACCGGAAAACTACTTAAAAAACCAAAGTTCACCCAATGGGCGCTTTCTCTGGCCCGGGGATCTTACATCCAAAAAAGAGGATCTCACATGGAATTTTTCTTTGTAGTTAAGGCTACGCAGAAATCTGGCAAAGAAGACGCAGTGATTTGGTTCACTGCGAAATCTGAAGCCCGCGCCAACCTGCAGCTCGATGTCGAGCTGGAAGATGCTGGTATTGAAACCGGCCGCGGTAAGGATTACACCAAGCCGGTTCGCACCGATTTCCCTGTTTACAACGATCTGCCTGAAGAAAGCACAGTGGATTACACCTGGTGCAAACGCTACGAACTGCATGACGATGGACGCACCTGGCTGCCAAAGGCTGGTGCTGAGTCGACTGGCCCGTGGACAACACTGCCGCACCGAAAACGACCGTTAAAGTCGAAACTACCGTCGAGTGTGTCCCGCTTGAAAACCGCACTCCAGCGGTCCGTTTTGCCGTCCACCTGACCAGCGACAAATACCAGTCACATATCGCTAAAGAGCAGCAGCTGGCTGCCAGCGAAATGTCACTGGATGAAGGCAACACCTATCTCCAGAACCTGCTGCTGGCGAAAAACAGCATTCCAGAAGTTGCCGAACTCAGCCTGAACGCTGAGTGGAAACTGGTTCAGGCGATTAAGCAGGTATTCGCGCCAGATGAAGCGCACGAAACTGAAATTATCGCTGCATTCATGGCTGACTGGGCGAGAGCAGATGCCGGCGACCGCAATCAGTTAGTTGAAGAGTGGAGAAGCGGAAAGCTTACTCTTCTTAAATCAGAAATCGCCAGCGAGATCGGTGTTACAACCGGTCAGGATCCAGAACCTGAAAACGGTATTCAGATTGACGAGAATGATGATGAAACCACACGTTATCCAGTCGTTCGTATGCCGTTCCGCAAGCAGCTACTCGCCCAGTTCACCGCCGACGAACTGCGCCACCACTTAACTCGCGAAGAATACGAAGATATCTGCGCGCTGGAAATGGACACTGACAACAGCTATGTCCAGAACCTGCTGCTGGCGGCAGAAAACTGCGAAGAGGTTAAGGGTTACGATACCAAAGACCTTTGGCGCTATACCGACGCCATTCGCAAGGTGTTCAGCCAGGAGAAGCGCCACGAACTCGCTTTGGTTCTCCGTTTTACCCGAATCTGGGCGGCGACTGATTATATTGACCGCGGCATTCTCGTTCGCGAATGGGCTGCAGGTAATCGCATCAGTAATGTTCAGCGTACTGATTCTGGTACCAATGCCGACGGTGGCTATGTAACGGATCGCGGCGAAGGCGCGCACCACACTCTGGACACCCTCGATCTTGAGATCGCATGTGCCCTACTGCCTATGGACTTCCACCACTTCGAAATTCCTTCGAGCGTGTTACGACGTGCCAAAGAAATCGTGGCTAAGAAAGAAGAACCATGGAAATCATGGAGTGCCATTCTGCGCAACCAGCCTGGGGTTTTGTCGGTAAACCGCGCGGCTATCTTCAACGTGATCCGCATCGCTCCAGAAAACATTCATCACACGCCAGTGGCTCATCTTGAGTTCGTGAATAAAACCATGACGGCAGAGTTTAACTCCGCGGTTGAGCTTCTTCCGTTATCTGAGCCAGTTGTTGAGGTGGAAGCTCAAGCAACTCAACCGAAAGTTGAAAACCTCGGAGGTGGAATTTTCTCCATCGATGCCCTATTGGGTGGAACTACCGATCCGGTCATCAATACCTCCTCAAATGAAGTCCAAAAAACGGAAAGCGCAGCGGAGACCACCAGCGATGTGCAGATGGAAACGACTCAGCCAGAGAAAGTCGAAAATACTGATCCGGTACAACCAGGCGAAGGCGCTGATGCAGCTGATACGCAAGCAGTTACCGTAGCTCCGGCAGAGATACTGGCCGCAGCCGCACCAAGCCTCACTAACCAGGAGCAGGCTGGTATTCACCAAAAAACAGATTCTGTCAGCCAGGAAGAGCCAGAACCTGCTCAAAGCGAACCAGAATCGGCACAAAACGAACCAGAAGTGCCGCAGGGAGAACCAGCTGTTGAATATCCTGCTTATTTCGAGCCAGGCCGCTATGAAGGACTGCCGAACGTGGTTTACCACGCAGCGAACGGGATCAGCAGCACGCAGGTAAAAGACGCACGCGTCAGCCTGATGTACTTCAATGCATGCCACGTTGAAAAAACCATCGTCAAAGAGCGCTCCGCAGTTCTGGACATGGGCAACTTAGTGCATGCGCTGGCGTTGCAGCCTGAACAGCTGGATGCAGAGTTCAGCATTGAACCGATTATCCCTGAAGGCGCATTCACCACCACGGCGACACTGCGCGCCTTTATTGATGAGTACAACAACGGCCTGCCTGTACTGCTGAGCGCAGACGATATCAAAAGATTTCTTGAAGAGCATAACGCCACGTTGCCCGCTCAGGTGCCGCTGGGCGCTAGCCTGGAAGAAACAGCGCAGAACTATATGACGCTGCCAGCTAACTTCCAGCGTATCGATGCAGACCAGAAGCAGACGGCAACGGCAATGAAAGCCTGCATCAAAGAGTACAACGCCACCCTGCCGACGCCGGTTAAAACTAGCGGCAGCCGTGACGCGCTGCTCGAGCAGTTAGCGATCATCAACCCTGACATGGTGGCGCAGGAAGCACAGAAGCCACAACCGCTGAAAGTCTCTGGCACGAAGGCCGATCTGATTCAGGCCGTGAAGACAGTCAAACCAGATGCCGTGTTTGCCGACGAACTGCTGGATGCCTGGCGCGATAACCCGGAGGGGAAAGTGCTGGTCACCCGCCAGCAGCTGGGCACCGCACTGAATATTCAAAAAGCGCTTCTGGCTCACCCGACCGCCAGCATGCTGCTGACCCACCCGAGCCGTGCCGTCGAGGTGAGTTACTTCGGCTTTGACGAGGAGACGGGCCTGGAAGTTCGTGTGCGCCCGGACCTCGAGATCGACCTGGACGGTGTGCGTATCGGCGCAGACCTGAAAACTATCAGCATGTGGAACGTAAAGCAGGAAAGCCTGCGCGCCAGACTGCACCGGGAAATCATTGACCGCGACTATCACCTGAGCGCAGCCATGTACTGCGAAACCGCTGCGCTGGACCAGTTCTTCTGGATTTTCGTCAACAAAGACGAGAACTACCACTGGATCGCCATCATCGAGGCATCCGCTGAACTACTGGAGCTGGGCATGCTCGAGTACCGCAAAGCGATGCGCGCTATCGCAACCGGATTCGACACAGGTGAATGGCCAGCACCAATCACTGCCGACTACACCGACGAACTGAACGACTTCGACCTGCGCCGCCTCGAAGCGCTGCGTACTCAGGCATAAGGGGAATGATGATGGAAAACATGAATATCGTAACTGCTGAGCAGCAGGCTCCAAACACTATCTCTGCCAGCAACTCAATTTTCAACGTTCAGGCACTGGGTCAGTTGCAGGCTTTCGCCGGGCTGATGGCCCAGTCTGTCGTTACAGTACCGGCACACTTGGCAGGAAAGCCTGCGGATTGCATGGCGATTGTTATGCAAGCCATGCAGTGGGGCATGAACCCTTACGCGGTGGCGCAAAAAACTCACCTGGTCAACGGCCAGTTGGGTTATGAAGCGCAGCTTGTTAACGCCGTAATTACCAGTTCCAGTGCCATTCATGGCCGTTTTCATTATCGCTACGGCGGCGACTGGGAACGTTGCACCAAAACCAAAGAAGTGACCCGTGAAAAAATGGGTAAGAACGGTAAGTACACTGTTGCCGAACGCGTTCGCGACTGGACTGATGAAGACGAAGAAGGTCTCTATGTTCAAGTCGGAGCAATTCTTCGTGGGGAAAGTGAAATCACCTGGGATAAACCTCTTTACCTGTCGCAGGTGGTTACACGAAATTCGCCGCTGTGGGTTTCAAAGCCCGACCAGCAAATAGCCTACCTCGGCGTGAAATATTGGGCGCGCTTGTACTGCCCACACGTGATCCTAGGCGTTTACACGCCTGATGAGATTGAGCAGCCCACCGAAAGGGAAATTAATCCGGCACCGGCTCAGAAAATGAGCCTGGCTGATATCAAAAGTGAAAACGTAGTAAACACGCAGGATTCTCAGGAGCCATCTGTAAATATCGCCACTTTGGCTGATGAATACCGTAAACGGATTGATTCTGCTGAAACTCTGGACGATGCCACTACCGTCGGAAACGACATCAATGCTTCTAAATCCGTACTGGGTGCAGCATTGCACACCGAACTGAAAAACAAAGCTACGCGCCGGTACCACTTTGTGAATGCAAAAAACAAAGTTGATACAGCTATCAACGCTCTTCCACAACCGGGAGTGGAAGGTGCGGGAGAACGCTTCAAGGAAGTTGAGAAGATGCTCCTGGCGGCTAAACGGCTCTTGGGTGATGAATTGCACGATAAGTACCGCATCACCCTCGATGATATGAAACCGGAATATGTGGCCTAAGGGAGGCGGGAGGGTTCGCCCTCCCGGTAACAAGATGAGCAAATCATTAAATGCACGCTGTATCCGCCGCTGGGAAGTTGAGTTCAAAGGTCTTTGTGATTCGAAGGTGAGCCCGTGGTGGCATAAACGCGATCTCCGCGGCTATATCCGCGAATGCGCCCTGACAACTGCTGACTGCATGGTAGAGAACCTGGCCTATAACAACGCAATGCATGATTTTTTTGCTGAAAACGGCGATGACGGTGGCTGGTCTCCAGAGTTCTCGGTCTGGTATGACAGCAGCCGTCGTGAACAGTACCTCAAAGAAGCGCGTGACTATCTGAACGAAGATGCCACCAACGAAGAGATCGACGAAGAGATTCAGAACGAGCTGGAGGCCTGGTATGACTGAGCGCGGAATGATTTTTAACGGCGAGATGGTGCGCGCCATCCTCGACGGCCGTAAGACGCAGACACGTAGAATTATTAAGGACTGCACGGTCGGAAGAGACCCAATTTCAAAATTCATTCAGATCGGGAAGAAGTTTATCGGCTGTTACCCGGAAGATGTGCCTGAACTAATCAGGGAATGCTGCCCGTACGGAGTACCAGGCGACCGCATCTGGGTGCGGGAGACGTGGGCAGAGGCTGGAGCCAGCGCGCCGGATCTGAAACTTTATCGCGCGAATTACCCTGCGCATGTTCCAACTCATTACGAGAACGTGCCGCCGGCTGAGGATGTCCGCTGGACACCCAGCATCCACATGCCGCGCTGGGCGTCCCGCATCACGCTGGAGATTAGCGGCGTTCGGGTCGAGCAGTTAAAGAGCATCAGCGAAGAGGAGGCCCGATCAGAAGGTGTTGCCCGATTGCGTGAAGGTTTTTGGAAACATTACCAGCCGGGCTGGACGCAGCACCAGCTAAGCGCCAGGGGATCATTCGCTACGCTCTGGAATTCCATTTACGGCTCTGGTGAATGGGATAGAAACCCATGGGTCTGGGTAATCGAGTTTAAGCGTATCGAAGGAGATGGCCATGCGACTGATTAACCGAGGTAACCAGCAGTCCCCGTTAGCGCGTCAGGCATGCGACATCGCTCTGGCAGCCCACCAGCAAAGATACGGCGACTATGGGCGCAGCAAGATGAAAGAGACGTATACGGTGAAGGTTGAAGGCGTGAAGGTCTGGGTGGAGGTGGTGAACCGCAAGGCGAGCTATGTGGCCACGGCAATGACAGGCATGCGCCGCTTGCGCGCCCTCCCCGGCCAGGTGTCCTGATAAAGAATTATCAAACGGCCCCGGTTGGGGCCCTTGGAGAACGAAGATGAGCAAAGCAACGAATAAATTTGAGCTGATGAGCACTAAAGACATCTGCGGGCAGCTGTGTATTTCCTCACGTACGCTCGAACGCTACAGGAAAAGAGCCCCAAACGAGAACCCTTTCCCTGAGCCAGATTGCGCTTACATGGGTGGACCCAATAAATGGCTCAGAACCAAAGTCACCGCCTGGCAGATTAAAGAGATGTCACGATCAACCCGTAAGCCGATGTCTCACCTGAACCTAACCCGTGATGATAAAGGCCGTCTCACCCGACCTGACGCGGCGTGA